TGACTATTATTTCATGTGATTCTAAAAATAAAACCCAATTACTTTTTACAATATTTAAAAGATCATTTTTAGCCTTGCTGAAATCATTATCAAATCCAATATAACTTATGGATTTAGTGAAATTATCAGCAATATCAAACGCTTTACTGTTATTTGATGTTATCCCAACCAATATGTCACATTCAATATTGTTGCAAGAATTCAGACATGCTTCGAGATTTTCAATATCATTATGTACTGTTACCACTATTGTCAAGTTTTTCATGAAATTTTGTCTTTAAAAGTAATCTTAACGCTTCGGCTTCATTTTGTAAGTTATTTTTATTATAATGCATGTGAAGTTCATTGTAAAATCTAGGAATGTGTGGATTTTCAATAATTCCTAAAAATATATCGAGTAATTTCATGAATTTTGATTATGCACCTGTAAGAAATAAACCAAGTTTTGAAGCTCCATGGGAAGGCAATTGTCCGAAAAAACCATGGGATTATCAAGTGTGTGCTGTAATACCAGTCCTTGACACATACGAACAATTAAACATATGTGTGGAATTACTAAGGAGACAAACAGTATCTCCATTTATAATAGTAATCGATACTGGAAGTACAGATCAAGAGCTTAACAAAATCACCAGTCTTCGTAGCGATGATTTGGAGGTACATTCCTTAAGATTCAACGGAGTATGTCACCCAAGCGACTTCCCAGCCATTGCCATGGACCTTGCATTTTCTATGTGCAGAAATAATTTTTTGTTTGCAACACATGCAGATGTGTTTATTAAAAGAAAAAACTTACTGGAAAATTTTATTGAACTTTGCAAAAAAGAATCACCAGTTGTTGGGTATGAAATATCTCCTCGTGCGCACAATGATTGGAAGGGAATGGTTTCTCATACCGCAACCATGTATCATATGTCAACTATGGATAAAATTGGATTCGGATGGTCTTTAAGGAGGCTTTGTAACATATTTGGAATTAAAGATAGCAAGCCAAATCCAAATCGTCCATGTTGGCCAGATACAGAATTACTTGGCAATTATATACTTAAGCAAAACGATATAAAACCACACTTAGTTGGTAGTGAAAAAAACTTTAAAAGAACGAATGACGAAAATATTGATCATTTTAGAAGTTTTACATCTGGAAAATTATACAGTGATTCCTATTTTAGTTTAGCAAACAAATGGTATGACAAAGCCAGAACTGAGGCGTTAGAAAGAATAGAAGAATGGAAGAGTGGAAATTAATGAATGTAAAAATAAAAAAAATATAAGGAGCTTAATGGCCAATGAATATCTTAACAATAAAAATTTTGAGTCTTTAATATCAAAGTTTATAACAATTAAAAGAAATAAAGTTAAATTTGAAACACTTCTTGAAGAAATAAAAGAAACTGAAAAAAGAACTTCAAAAAGAACCACATTCGAAAAACCAGAAGCATGGGATTCTATTGAAAAAGGATTTAATGAATATTTAAAAAAATATAATGATTTGCAAGTAGATCTAACAATAGCTTTTTACTTGCTATCTGAAAATATTGTTAGATATAGAAAATTCAATCTTATTGATGCAGATGATGCTATCCAAGAAGGTGTTATGATATGTTTTGAAAAAGTTGATCGCTTTGACCCAAGTAAAGGAAAAGCATTTAACTATATGACAACATGTATAATAAATCATTTTAGACAATTGTATAGAACAGCTAGGAATTACAATGAGCTTAAAAGAAAGTATCATGAGCATTTGAGCATTAGCGTAGAACAAGTTCATGTGTCTAATAAGCAAAACAAAGGAAATTATAAAAACAATTATTCTGATAGGTAAATATTGAAAATTATTTTTATAGTACATATACTATAAATAGTGGATATTGTACGCCACTATTTATAGGTCACTAAATGAGCAATTTAATTGAACAGTTGGAAAAGCAAGAGTTAATTGACAAACTTATAGGCAAAGGATACGCACCTTTAATAGATGCTTTGCTTAGTAATGAAAAAGATGTGTATACCAAAAAGGGAAGACTTAACAAAAGTGGAGCTTGTAGAGTTCTTGGCTGGAAGCCTAAAGAATTAGAACAGGCCTTAGAAGCTTGTAAAGATATTCTAAAAAATGATCTTTATTTTTCTAGTTCCGAAGATGAAGAAGATGATTAGACTGGCTCGTAATAAGCTCTGTCATATCTTAGCGTAAGGTCTATATAGATAACACCTGCATCGCTATGATCTAATTCTCCAAATTCTACATTTTCAATAAATGTATTTTCAAATACCCATTTTTCAATTACTTCTCCACACCCATCATAAAGTTCAAGAGTTGCATCTTTTTTATAACCTTCTCCTCTACCTTTGGTTGCTTCTGCTGGATAAATAAGTTTGATCCATGTTATAATAGGATTTTCATTTTTCTTAAGATCAAATAGAGTTAAAGTTATTGGCTTCCATTCTGGCTTTGCTGGAAAGTAAATTGTTTCTTGCATGTGCTGTGCTTCTATAGTTTTATAGGTCAAACTAGGTCTTGCAGATTTAGTCGGAGGCAATGTATCGACACCAGTAGCAGAAACATCTGGTATTTTTAATAACCATCTATTTTTTCTTTTGAAGCATGTGTCTGTTTTTTCAAGTCCAAAATCAAATCCCATGATTTGAGCCATAATTATTCCGCCTTATGTAAAATAAGCTCCATATCTATAAAAGATATGGAGCTTATAAATTTTTAAAAGGATTTTATAAAATTTATAAAAAGTTTGATTAGATTATTGGGCCAGCACCATTTGCAAAAGGACTACCAGCAGCACCACCAGGGCCGCAACCAATACAAACTGGTTGAGGAGGACGAGTACAGCCTCTAGCTTCGTAACGAGCTTTATAGTAACGCAAGGTGCATTCTACAGTTGCTTCTTCTGAAGAGCTATAGTCGAGATCACCAAAGTTGATAGCAGATGGCCATACACCATCTAAATGCCATGTTTCCATAGGGTTGCCACAACCATCATACATTGTCAACTTACCAGAACCAGACCAGCCACCAGTCTCAGAACTACCTTGAATGGTAGTCTGTTTCATGGAATCGGAAGGACTCTGAGATTGAAAATTGTAGATTGATGCAAGCCACGAATAAAGAGGGGTAATGCTGTTAGTGCTATTACTTGCAACATCATAGAATGTTACAGTAATGCTTTCCCAAGTTGCTTTACCAGGAATCCACATTTTACCATGAAGGTAATTGATTTCCGTTTCTTCGATTGTCAAGTTGGGACGACTTGCCAATTTAACAAAGTTTTCTGGGATGTCTTGACCGTTCCACCTTAGTGCAAAAGTCCATCTATATTTTCTTTTAAAAACTAGTTGTGGGTCGGAAGCTAAAATTCCCAAATCCATATTTGCCATTTTAAAATTCTCCTTTTAAAAATTAGAATGCGTCAGTAGTTTCACTAAAGTTACTACCAGTTCGATGAATACTAAATTCAAGGAACATAAATTCAACTGCTCTTGTAGGCTGAACACCAATTCTAGCCCTAAATTCATTTCTATCTATTACATCAGAAGTATTAAGTTCAGCATCAGCTTTCACGATAAATGCCGTTATGCCTCTAGCCGTTTGAACTTCTTGAAGAACTTTAGTGGCAAGACTGATAAAGTTGCTTGTGAACACATCATCATGTGGATCAAACAACAATCCCTTGCTTCTAGTTTTAATTTGCTTTTCAATATAAAACATCATTCTGCGAACATTTACCCTATCAAGAGCAGTAGGTCTTCGTTGCATAGTTTTTTGGCCCCAAACAACGAAACCATCTGTATCGGCAAATGTAATAATAGGATTAATACAGTTTCTATAACCATACATTAAGTCTCTTTCTTCCTGAGTTGGTCTAGCGTATACATCAGTAATGTTTGGAACCAAACCTCTGAGTAAACCTGCTGGAGCAAACCAAGGGCGAGCTAAACTATCACTTCTAGCATATACTGCCATTACAGATCCACTAGGTGGACACCATACATCTACACGATTGTAATTGTCACGAATTTTAACCCAAGGCCAGTACAAGGCACCAAAATCACTATCAAATCGTGTGGAGTTCAAAGGATGAGTTCCATTCTGCCATGACACGATTTCACTTACAGTTAGACCAAATGGACTATCGATAATAGCCATACAATCTTGACGGAAGTTTTGACACATATATAAAAGTTCGGTCACAACGCTTGTGCTACTATGACCCGGAACTGCGATAAGATCGATATCAATTTGTTCTGATTCACTTACTGCATAGATCCCATTATATCCAACAGAACTACCGATCAACAAAGAGTCTTGTTTATCTGGATCAGAAGGAATACCATCTGAACCACCTGTAAGGTCATAAGTACCATCAGCAGGACCAGCAGTAGTCGCAGTATTATCAATTACACGAATATAGTCAGAAACAAGAGAGAGATAGCTTCCGACATAGAATGTGCTAGTGTCATTTTTTGTAAGCTGACCCCAAGATTCAACTTGTGCGCCATTATTATAAACTTCAAATATCCAATTAGAATCACGAGTATTAGTCTTGACTACAACTTGAGTATAATCGCCATCTATACCAACAGTTTCTGCGGTAATGGTAAAGGTCATTGTGCCATCGTTAACACCACCATTAATTCTGCCATAACTTTCACTAGCAGTATTACCAGTTACACCACTAG